CCCCCATTTGTGCAGCTTCATATTTTTTCGCTGCTGCGGTAGGCAGTAAAAGCAATAAAGGCATTTCAAATTGCTCAAATAAAAACTGGGTGGGGAGCAATAGCTGCTGCAATAGGGTTTGCTGCTTTTGCTGCAATGGAATATTTTGATGCTTTTGATGATGGAGAGAAGACCATAACTGATGCTGAAAAAAGATTCCAAAAGCTTAGACAGGCAATAGCAGATGATGATGAAGCACGGAAAAAACTTATAGAGACTCAAGAAAAAAGTGCGGAATCTCTCCAAAAACAACTTGAAATATTAAATGCTACTTCTGAAGCAGAAAAAATGCGGATTCAATTAGGGCATGAAGCAAGTCAATCAGAGTTAATATTGATTGATTTAATTGTTAAAAAGGAAGAATCATTAAAGAGGGAAAAGGAAGCAATTAAGAAATCAGAAAAAGCTGCAAAAGACCGTATAAAGACGATGAAAGCAGAGGCTAAAGCCTTTCAAGCAATGTTGGATACAATAACGATGGCAGAATTTGATTTGGCAGATGCAGAGCTTGCACTTGGGGCAGCGACAGGAAAAGTTACAAAAGAGCAAGCAAAAGATGTTGGGTTGTTGTTGGGTTTTCAGAAAAAACTAATTAACCAGTTTGGGGACAGAGTTAAAATATCTGGGGACATGAAGGACATCCAGAACACTTTAAATGTTACTTTAGATGAGGCAACCGATCTTGAGAGTGACCTGTTGGGGATTTTGGGTGAGATTTTTATGGCACAGCTTAGAGTAAATAATGTTGATAGTGAGTCCGTAAAAATATTGAAAGAAAAAATAGAATTGCTAAAAGGACAAAATGAAGCCTATGGCAAATACGGTGAAGTTATAGGAGGTCTGGGGGCGGCTTTTGGAGCGCTTACTTCTTCTCTGGGTGGTATAGATTTTTCAGCAATGGATGAACTTAAAGCTGCATTGTCTCTTGACTTAGATGACCCAGAAAAAGGACTTGAGAATCAAGCAACATTACTACAGGCACAACTTGACATGAGAGAATCCTTTTATGGTCAAATGGGCGAAATGGCTGCTAATTTTATACAACAAGAAGCAGCAAGAAATGAACAGGCTATTCGTTCCGAAGCCAGCAGAGAGCTTGAGGCATTAAGACAAACACGCAAATTTAAGCGTATGTCTGACAGCCAGAAAGCAGCAGCAGAAAAGAAAATTACAGATGCAACCAATGCAAAACTGAAAAAACAACATAAGATACAACAGGGAGCAGCAATAGCATCTGTATGGATAGATGCTATTAAAGCATCATTTCATGCAGTTGAAGGAGCTTGGGTAACAGTTGGACAACCTTGGGTTGGGATTATAATGGGATTAGCAGCCCTTCAGACAGCAATGATTTCATCACAAAAAGCACCTACATTCGCCAAGGGTGGTGACTTCATTGTTCCTCCGGGCTATCCAAAGGACTCATTTCCAATTCGTGTTGAGAGTGGGGAAAGGGTTCAGATAACCCCGAAATCTGATGTTGGAGGTATGTTTCCGTCTTCATCAACAGTTAATATAAATTTCTCAGGCAATGTACTCTCACAGGATTTCATAGAGAACGAAGCCATCCCTCAAATTAAAGAAGCCATAAGGCGTGGGGCTGATATAGGAGTAGCATGATAACCCTACCTCCAAACTTTGAAAGTGATATTCAGGGGCAGAATCTTAATCTGTACCCGATTGTTATTATAGGGACTTATACAGGATTAGATGATGATGACTTTACTAATGCAGGGACAATGATAATAAATGGTCATATAATGCACTTTTCTACAAAATCAGTATCGTTGCCTTATAATATTAACAACTCTGTACCAAGCGTAGCCTTTAAGCCCTTGCTTTTAAACATTCCTTCCATTAAAGAAAGCATGGATTTTGAAAACCGTAATTATAAGATTTCCAATGTTACTTTAAAGATTTCTAATTTTGAATACGAAGGAGAACGATTCTCAGATTATGCAGGAAATTTAATTAATAAAGAAGTGAGAATATATTGGGTATCGCAAAGTACAATAGGTTGGGCGATTTATCCTCAAACTGAAAATGGATTTGCCCTTCAGGTATACAAAGGTTTTATCCGTAGATATTCCCATGATGATGAAAGCGTAACTTTATCTCTTGAAGATTCCACCCAGAAGGATTTGCATAAGGATGTGCCTGTTGCAAGGCTGGGGGATGGAGATGCTGTACCAGATAGATATAAACTAAAACCTATTCCTATGGTATATGGTCATGTGGTGAAGAGTCCCTGCGTTTTTCAATCAAATATGTTAGAGGGGTTTTCTGAATTAAATATTTTTGCAGATAATATAGCAGTACAAGGTTTTGAAACTGGTTATTATTGGCACGGAAAGGACTTGTACGGACTATGGTGTGATGCCCTGTGGGTATATAGAAGTGATAATTACTTTAATGTCAAAAGAAGTTATAGGACTGTTGACCCTGAATTAACATTCACAGCAGATAACTATTCAACCAATGCTGGTACTGCAACAATAATAATTGAACCGAAATATGATTCTAACGGAAATGGAATAAATGCACCCGGAAATGATTTAATAGATGTAAATTTAATACGGATACCGCAAACAGTTACAATTTTAGAAAATGAGAACTATGAAACACACGATATTTCTCCTTTGGGAAATTTAATAACACATACAATGGATTCGGCAGATTTTTCACATGAAGGATACTTAGATGCTTATACTCTGACGATAAAACCCAGATGGAGTTCTGTGCCAGAAGATGATGTATGGTACATAAAAACATATTCACTTCATAATATTATCGCAAATCTTATATCTTCAGATTATGAGGAGGGGTCAATTTCATTTAGAGTAGTATTTGATTATAATTTTGAAGAATGGGGTATTGTATATTATAATATTCCGGGTGATAATGAACTGAATGAGGGGCAAATTGTTAAAAGTAATAATATGCACGCTATCGCATACACCGATGGAACATATAACGAAAATCTTGTTTCTGATGCCTTTGAATTATATGATGTTGATGGAGGTACTTATTGGTCTTATTATTCATTTTATCCTGCTGAATATTTGAAATATGAATATAAAACAAGTGGTACATTTTCTGTTAATACAGAACTGGAAGTGAAGGGTATAGGAATTTATCATAAAATTTTATTTGACAAATATGAAAAAGGCGATTTTTACGCCAATATCAAAGGCAGAACCCTTGCTGCATACGAATTATGATTGAACGCCCTCCAGACATAATCCACCATATAATCGGAGAAGAACTTGAAAAAGGACATGGTATTATTGATACTGATGGGCTTACTAAAGCAAGAGCAGCACATACGGATGAAGATGGAACTATCTGGCAAATGGGCTTTACAGTTCATAAAAAGATCAACTCCAAGAAACTGATTGAAGGGATAGCCAAAGAATCAAGACTGTTTCCATTCTTTAAGGGGGATAAACTTTCTTTTAATTCAATCTTGGATACATACAGTTCATCAGATTTTGAAATAAAAGATTCGGATGTAATTTCATATAAATTTGACAGAACCAAGATTGAAGATATAAAAACCCGCTGTGTACTTTCTTACCATCTTGATTATGCTACGGATGAATTTACAAAGTCCACAAAATCAACTATTGAAGCAGATACTGCTGCTGAATTTTTTACTGATTATTCAAATGATTATTATGGGATTGAAGAAGATCAGCCAGACGGTTCGGGAGGACAGGGTGGTGATCCAATAGAAGTAAAATATATCAGAAATAAGGAAACTGCTGAGAAACTCCAGAGATTCCTTCTGGCTTGGTATTGCAATCAACACAATACTTGTAAGATTAGGCTTCCATTGAGTTATCTATATGCAGAGGTGGGGGATATAACTGCTTTCCCAACCCTTTTAAATGGAAGAAAGGCTTATGGAGAGGATTATTCATTAAATAACTTTTTATCTGGCAATCTTGTTATAAGAAACGGACAGGAGATTTTACCGTATTGGATGATAATGGGAGTTTCTAAAACTTTGGAATATGTAGAACTTGATTTGATTCAAATGCACAATCTTACTGCTGAAATAACAAATCTTGCTCCTATAGCAATAGCAACACCTCACCCTCCTTCTGGACAATATGGGGAAGAAATAACACTAATAGGAGAAAACTCTTATGATCCTCCTGATTTTTCGCCTGATAACCCCGGTGGAATAGAATCTTATCAATGGACTCAAACTTCAGGAACAAATGTTGATCTTTCATCAGATACAGATATGAGTCCAACTTTTGAATTGCCTCTCAACCAGACAGATGAGCCAACACAGTTAAGTTTTAAACTTGTTGTATATGATGGAGAGGATTATTCTAATCCTTCTGAAACTGTAATTGTTACTAACAATCCGGTTGCAACACAAATAATCAGATTGTTTTCACCTCTTGATGAGGGCTTAAATAATCCGCTTACATATTTACATTTAGTAGTAGGTATAGATGAGGATACAACTCATTGTTATGTTCAAAAGCTTGGTGGAACAGGATGGACTACGCGGATAGTCCATGATACAGATAGCGGGGCGGGATCACTTACTATAACCCCAACTGAAGGCACACAAGAAGTAATAAATATGACTATTCAAGGTTTTGCTCTTGCTGGCGACACAGCAAAATACAATATCTATTTTGATGGAGATGATGGTGAACAACATGCAGAATTATCGGTTTGGTTGATTCCGGGTTTTGCACCAGTGGAGTAATCCTATGATCCTAAGAAAAACAATTTACAATAATTCAGTTAAGCTAATTAAGTTTGACGAAAAGAACCTTGATGAGATGTCAGATCATTTGATTGGAAAGAGACTCTCAGCATATCGTGAAAATGTTTATGATGCAGATGGGGATGGAAAAGTAACCTTGAAAGACTTTATCCATAGAATCAAAAATCTGGCAGGAGCAGATACAAGTGTAAAAATAACACCTACCGTAACTACCCCAACCACAACTACAAGGGGATATTGATGCTTACAAGGGCAAAGATATGGTATGGTGATAGGAACGTAAGGCTTGAGTCTGATGGGGTCTGTGCTTTGGAAATTTATTATACAGGAAATCCAAGAATTAATACGAACCTTCAATATAAACAAGGCTCACGAAAGATTCTGATCTGGAATAATTATGACAAAGTATTTATGGATGAAACATTATTTACATATTTTGGCAGGATGAAGATTTTAAGAGTACAAACAATAGATTGGGATTTGAATATTGTAAATGCTTCAATAAATATAGAAAATGTCCATTACTGGGAACTGATGAAAAGTGATTGGGATTATCTGGGTAAATGGGAAAGCTTTAACAGGAATTACTAATGGCTTATCAGAACGTAGGGACACCAAGGTTTTATATTGACACTTTATTATTTTATAAATTACAAGGAAAAGGAACACCAGTTGCTGGTGAGGATGTTTCTACATTAAACCCTGCGGGTGGTGTATCAAGAAATTTTTCAGCTAATGGAGAGGCTGGTAGGGATTGGCTTGATTATGGATTTTCTTCTCCAACTTCATTAGGAGCAATAAATTATATTGCTTTTTTAGGACACGATCAAGGCGATGCCACCATCCTTACTTTCAGGCTTTCGGTTAATAATTCTATGCAGAATTTACACGACACAAATACAGTAACAGAACTTGTTAATTATAGTGTTCCCGGTGCTGGTGGGCTAAATGGTTTTTCTATTGGATTAGTGGATTATAATTCTGCAACTGGGACATTTACTGATAATTCTGCGGATTTTGATGAACAAACGTCAGTCAATTTTTCTATCCGTTCAGGTGCACAGGGAGCACAGGGCAGTCCTTATAGAATCGGAGCTGCCAGTATAGGCAGGGTATACAGTATGCCCCACAGCCCAGACTTATCCCTAACAATGTCCCATGAATACGATGGAATAAAAACTGTAGAAACAAAGGGCGGTGCTACTTTATCTGATAGGCGGTATCACAAACCTCCTATGTGGGGTGATCTGGAAGCATGGCAACTTGGAGGGTGGAATAGGCTAAGTTCAGGCAGGAGAGTGTGGGATTTGTCTTTTTCTTATATATCAGATGTTGATATTGAGCCTTATAATTATTATGGGGTTAAATATTTCCAAGATACGGGAGCTGGAATCGTGTCTGCCGGAACAGACAACTGGTTTCAGAACGTGATTTACTATACAAATGGAGGACAACTTCCTTTTATTTTTCAGCCAGATAAAGATGCTACCTATGTTCCTGCTGATTATACTGTGCCTGAATTTGCAATATGCAGATTTGACATGAGTACATTCAAAAGAGAACAGGTAGCAAACAGTGTTTACAATATAAAAGTTAAGATTGTGGAGAGCTGGTAATGGGTTATCAAAATGTAGGAACACCAAGATTTTATATAAATTTGCCTTTATATTTATTAAATACGGAATATTCCGCAGGGTGGTCTCTCTCCGAACTGCATATTAAATATTTTCAAATGAACCCAACAAGGCAATTAGTCAACTCAGGAGCTTCCCCAAGAAGTCCAAATGTTGCACCTATTACTTATTGTGCATGGTTAAGTCATAATGCAAATTCTGCTTTTTATGGAGAATGGCAGAATGAGGATGGAAGTGATCCAAATGCAATAGGGAGTAATGATGGTGGGGTTGATTTAGTAAATTGCCCTCTCCCAACAATAGGAAATGGTGTTTTGCCCACCTTAGCAGGATTTAGCATAGTAACCTTTGATGATGATATTGACCACGATTATTTCTCGGCTGTAATAAATAAGGCAAATGGCGATTTATCAACAGATGTTTTGGTGGGAGCAGTATCTATTGGTTCGTATTTCGATATGCCAGTATCACCAGATTTATCCCTATCAATGTCCCACGAATATGGGGGGATAAGTAAATCCAAATCTGTAAGCGGTTCAACATATACAAATGAAAACTGGTCTAAACCTCCCAAATGGGGAGATTTGGAAGCTTGGGAATTGCCAAGACCTTATCATGCACTTTACAATCCAGATAGCGAAGACTGGTTTTATGGAGGGTATCGTTATTCCGGTAGACGCAGTTGGGACTTATCTTTCAGTTATATCTCAGACACCGACCTTGAGCCAAGAAACTATACAGGACTAAAACCAGATGGATTGATTAACGATGATAACTGGTTTCAGAATGTGCTTTATTATACTATGGGTGGGCATCTGCCTTTTATCTTCTGTCCTGACTCAAGTATTGATTATGTGGTAGGATTAGGTGAAACCTTCCCCTTTCAAATACCACCGAGAGTTCCAGAGTTTGCTATCTGTAGGTTTGATATGAACTCATTCCAGAGGGAACAAGTCGCAAATAATGTCTATAATATGAAGGTTAAGATTGTAGAGAGTTGGTAAATATTTTATCGGCATAGGGATATAATATTTCTTTCTTTACAAGGAATGCCTTCTTTGAGTGCTTATCTCCTCTGCCTGTAAACTCCACACATTTAAGTCCGTTCTGTATAATGCAATCTTCTATTTTGCTTGGCTTAATCCAAACATCATCTGATCCATCAAAGATGACCCAATACTCAGCTTTTGTGGTTTGTAGGGCTGATGACTTCCCATTAAACTCAACTTCTATTACTATATTGCCTGTATCTTGACTTTTTTTATCGGACTTTACTTCTATCCCGAAGTTCTTTTCTGGAACAAATATGTCCCATTCTTTATAATACCCTTCAACTTTGTATGCTTTTGGATATTTGGATTTGATTTTCTTTAGGATTCGTTTTTCATGCTCAACCCCAACAGCAAGGTCTTGTTCAAACATATCCATCATTCTGGATCAGGCAAGGCTACCCCATATTCCATTGAAGCCCATCTTATAATCCTATCAAGATAATCTCTAAATTCACTTTGATCCAGATGTTTTGTGGATTCTATATTGAAGTGCTTTTTTAGGACTTCGTGCATTTCATCTTCGGTATAACCAAAATCCTCCGCTAATATTTTTACAATTATGCCTCTATAATAATTATTTTGCTTTGGTGATCTTGTAAATCCCCTTTGCTTTATAATTAAAGTTACATCGCCATCAAATTCATTCAGTTTAAGTTTAAAGCCATCCTCATCAATTAAGGTCAATTTTCCGTTGTTGACTTTACCTGCGAATCTTGACACCTTGGGCATAGTTCTATTTCTCTATCATATTTCGTAAAATCAATATAATAATAAATTCTTTCTTTTTTTATTGATGAATCTGTTGACAGAAGAAGTTCCCAGCACTTATCACAGTTTGAACAGTATTTTATAAATATATCGCATTTTTGAGCATCAGCATTTAAGACATTTGATTCGGTTCGTATTACTCCTTTTTGATATTGTTCTACTACCCAATCTATGGAGTCTTCACAATCTGGATAGTCCTCATAATACTTTCTCTTAATATCTCCAAAGTGCATTTTCTTAATATATTCATAGGTATCCTCTATTTCTTCTTGTGTCTGTTCATTCGCCTTTTCTTTTTCCAACGATGACGTTTCACTTTCTTTTTTCTTTTTTGTACTATTCCTGACATAAATATTTTAGGGGACGGTTTGCCAACCACATTGCTTTATTTTTTTCACTGCCTTTCATTATACTAATAAAAAGGTTAATGATATTGTAAGCCTCCCCTAAAAAGGTAAATCTTTTTTCGATAAATCTTTCTTCGATAAATCCTTCTTTTCAAAATCTGTAGTCATATCTGATACTTTTAATGATAGATAGGTGTTCCCGGCTTTGCTTGTTTTTTTCCATCCTGCAATTCTATGTTCAGTTCCCTCAACATTTACTTTGCCTGTGTAATCGGGTTGATTTTCATTTTCTTTATTATCGTTTATAAATAACGACCCGAAATTTTCTTTATGTTCAAACATATTATTCTCCTAATTATTATTTAAAATTAATAACAATAGGAATAAGAGACAAGCTCTTTCCTTAGCTTCTTCCTCGCCCTGTAAAGATAATTATTAATTGCACTTTTTGAGATTCCAAAAATATTGCTCATTTCAAAAGCTGTTTTTCCCTCAAGGGTTCTTAATATAAATATTTTTTTCATATTTTTTGGCAATGTTTTATTTATAATATCATTGACTTCCTTGGAGAAGCTCTCCCACATAAGTATCTCCTCTGGGGTTTTGGGGAGTTCCGTCTTCGCATAACATAAATAATCTTCCCTGACCTTTCTTTTTCTGAAAAAATCCATACACAAATTAAATGCAATCTTAAAAACAAAAGAACGTGGTTTGTCTTTTTTCCCTAAGTTTCTCTTCCAAGCACGAATAAAGGATTCCTGCACAATGTTTTCAGCAACCTCCTCATCCTGTACAAGACAACTGATATAATCAAGCAATGGCGGTCTGCATTGGTTTACAAAAACTGTAAATTCCTCATCCTTCAATAATCTCTCCCCATAAGGAAGTCATTCCATTTACAATGACAACAGTATGTACAGTAAAATAATCTCCATTATAAAAATCCACAATGGCAAAACAATGTGCCCAGTTATGCTGACGATTCTTGAGCCATTTGTTTGCCTCTGAACTCATATCCTTTAAACATCCAATAGACCAAGCTGATTTCACTCCATCTACATGGGTTACTGAGTTTTGCTGGATGTCGTGGTGATGTCCATACATGATATTGCACCCGAATTTCTTTAAATGATTCATAGTATGGTATTGCCCGGCATATAAATGCCCATGATAAAAATGTAATTTCCCTATTTTAAGGAGCTTTCCCATTGGATGTAAGATATAACCCCTCTTTTCGTTGTTTATGGCGTTTTTGAAGGCATATTGGGGCAAATAAGGGTACTCTGCCACGAATCTGTCAAACCAATCATCGTGATTACCAACCGTAAGGTGTTTTTCTTTTACATTTACCTTGTCTATTGCCTCATCAATAATGTCAAGCTGGTTGTTTGCTTTTTTTAATTCTTCATCTATTCGGGGAATAATATATTCAAGGGGTGGTTTTTTCTTCGCCTTCCATTGCCAATGGGATACTGAAGAACCCTCTAAAACGTCCCCAAGATCAATATAACAATCAGGTTTAATTATTTCAATGGCTTGGGCAACAACACTTAAAGCCCTATCATCCGCAATAGGAACGTGCTTGTCGGGGGTTACTATGAGCCTTTTGGCAACCCCCCTGTCAATGGCTAAAGAATTTTCAGATACTGGGATAGACCACCATTTATTACAATCATTGCATAGAAACCTTTGGGAGTTTCTTCTTCTGCCTTTTTTATTATAATTATAACTTTGGCATTTTGGACATTTCATTATATAATTCCCCTAAATCCTCTATGGTAAATTTTTTAAAGTCATAAAATCTTTCCTTCAGACTTTTGTACCATTCTTCTCCTTTTTTTTTGAGTGCCCATTCGTGAAAAAGAGAAGGAGTTTGATGAGCAGAAAAGACAGCAGAGAAAACATGACACCCAGCACAGAGGCAAAAGCCGTTTTGGGTATCCCAGCGGGTGCTTTTTGCTCTCCTTCCGAAGAAGTGGTGGGAGTTAAGCCGTTTCTTAGTCCTGCCACAAACTTCACATCTGTACCCTGCTATTTCTTTAATTTTTTTAGCCCATAGAATATCTAATTTTTTTTCAAGAGTCTTTCTTTTGGGCTTTGCCATATCCCAAAATATAACAATTGACCCTATTTACAATCAATACAAACCTCTTTCTTCTTTCCATAGCCTGTGATGTGTGTATACCTATAAATCATTTCTTTCCATTTTTTATCCTGATAGTATTTTTCTATTTCCCAAGTGTGTCGGCATTTTGGACAAAACTTTACTACTTTATCTGCTTCATTTGAATAGTGTTTATATATCCCCATTGGTTTATAAACTTTTTTATTTAATTTGCCCACCTCTCCAGAAACACTATCAACAATCCATTGCATAGAATCTGTTCTCTTTACAGACTGTTCCTTCTCTCCTTTTTTCATTCCCATGTTATGTTTTGTTATTTAAATGGCTGTTTCTATTTAGTTGTATTGAATGAATTATGTGAGGATATAAAAAATATTCTTCATAGTCCCCCTGTTCAAATTGCACTTTAGTCCATTCATCAAAGTATTTTGGAATACCTGCAACTGCCTGTGAGCATTTACAGGCAAACATTCTTGTGAAATATCTATCTCCACTCATTCCTTCAGGATCGTACAAATACGGCACAACCCCTGTATCAAGACAATAATAACATCTTTCAATCGAAGGGTCAGGTAACATCCATTCGCTTGACTTTTTGTTGATTAAAGCACTATTAAGCCTTGAAAGAGGGGGAAAGGTAGCATCATTCTGAATTGCACCCTCAATGATGTCCTCTGCATAACGACCAGCCTTATCTGTCCAGTCCTGATATATTATGCTCTGCCCCTTTGAAGACCTCTTTCCAAAAGCATCAAAGAGTCTTGCAATAAGTTCTTCTCTCATTGTCTATTTTCCTCCTTTTTTTTTCTCATTTCAATAATTTTTGAGGCTTGGGCATGAACATTAACTTCTTTTTTCTCTGTCCACCCAGACGTAAGCCAATTATTAAATGCCATGACATAATTCTTATAAGTCTTTCCATTCGCCCCCAAGTAATTCTTAAATCTCTCAAACTGGAGTTCAACATCTATATTAGGATATTGGTCTTTAAGGGAGGGAATATCTATTTCATCAATTACCCTACTATATTTCTTTTTTACATTATTTACATTATTAACATTATTGTCTGTCGGCACTCTGCTCTGCACTCTGCTCTGCACTCTGCTATGCACTCCGCTGGGTACTTTTTTAGGTTTATGGTCTGCACTAATCTGATACTCATTATAATTAAGTATAGTAATAACAGTAGTTACATTGGTAGAATTGCTATGTATCATTTGGCGATTCCGCAGGGTAGAAATGAAGGCTGAGACAGTCCTGACGTTCCACCTCCACCGACCCCCAAGACTTACCTTTGATCTGCATAGTTGACCACGTTTAATTCTAACATCAAAACCTCTGATATTTACAGTACAACTCTTGTGGTTGGCTAATATAAGCAGGTCAATCCAAGCCTGTGACCTTGTGAATCGTTCAGAGAACCAAAACTCCCATTCAGTTATTTTTCGATGGATGGATATATAACCTTCCATTATCCTGTTATTTTCTCAATGTACTCTTTTTTGGGGTCTGGGATTTCTATACTGTCAAGTTCATCGTATAAATTATTATTCTCCACTTTTTCTTTTGGTTCTCTGAACTATTCACAAGGTCACAGGCTTGGATTGACCTGCTTATATTAGC